AATCTACCGCCTGATCCAGGAGCGTTTCGCAAAACGTGGTCAGGCAGCTCCTGTTGCTGCCGAGAATGGTTCATCTGAGCCTACTGAGGAAGAGATCGCAGCTGTCACTGCTGGAGTTAACGGAGGAGAATCAGCTCCGGAACCTACACCCGCAGAACAGGCAGCGGAAGGCCGTCGGCGTAATCGCTAACTAACATTAACAAAGGGAGCCAGCAAACACTGGCTCCTTTAGGAGTCTAAGTGAGTGAGAAACATAAAGTATTCATTCCTGCTAAGGGCTATCATAACTGGGAAGCTGCAGCGAGGTATGGCGAGCTAGTATTCATGAGCAATGAACCATTCAGCCGCGCCGCAGTATCGAACATGATCCGTACCTTTGAACCTTTTATTGAGGAGAGCGATTCAGAAGACTACATCGTAATCACTGGCCTATCAGTGATGTGTTCACTAGCGTGCTCACTGTTCGTGTTGAAGCACGGTAGATTAAACCTGCTGTTATTCGACGCGGCATCGTCAAAGTATATTAAACGAACTGTAATCCTTAGAGAGGAAAAAGAAAGTGAAATTGTTGGACTTAATTCCTGAACAGGATACATGGAGTGTAATAGATCCCTCCAAGTTGTCAGTGTATATGTCATGCCCGCGTCGTTACTTCTACGAACAGGTACTACAATGGCGTGAAGATTACGTAAATAACCATTTACACTTCGGCTCATGTTGGCATCTGGCAGTTGAACACTTACTGAACAAGCAGTACTCTAAAGAAGCTGTTGAAGAGGCATGCGAGTTGTTCTATCAATCCTACCGGCTTAAGTTAGATAGTGAATCTGATGGACTCTTCGCTCCGAAGGATCCACAGAATGCTCGCAAGACTCTCGTTGAATATGCACAGCGATTCCGCACGGATGCTCAAGACTATCTAGTACTAGCCACAGAAATAGGTGGCACAGTACTGATAGCGCCAGACTCCCCAATGTTCTTCAAGCTTGATGCACTATTGCAGAGGAGAAGAGATAATAAAGTAATTTGTCTTGACCACAAAACTTCGCAGCGTCGAATGAGCAACTGGCAAGAACAGTGGCTACTCAGTACGCAGATGCTCACGTACCTACATGTACTATACTGTTTATTCGGCGAGGATAATTCAGTAGGGGGTATTAGGGTAAGATGTTCCTTCTTTTACAAAGCTAGACCATCTGAGTTCGATGAGGCTATTGTTGAGAAGAATTTAAGTCAGATGCAGGCATGGCTCGTCAGTCAAGCTAGTTGGTATGACGCACTCAAGTACGACATGGAATATCTACTTACTGCTGATGACTCCAATTCGCAGGTAATGAAATCCTTCCCAATGAATGAGAAGGCATGCTTTGACTACAATAGAAAGTGTCCATACTTCGACTTCTGCATGAGCTGGTCGAATCCACTCCAACGCTGCGAGCGGCCTCCAATAGGCTTCGTACACGAGGTGTGGGACCCACGAGTAGATAGTGGCGCTAAAACATTTGTTGACTTAACAAAGGAGCAAACAACTAATGCCTAAATTACACGCTCATTTCTGCGCTGATTGTGGTAACGATTGGCAATGCGAGCGAGATTGGTGCAGTGATATTACTGGTGAGATTTCTAGAGAGTGTCCGAGCTGTTACGAGAAGCGTATTAAGGCCGGCTTCAACGAAGCTGAGATTGGAGGGTGATTAAATGCCTCTTGATGCACGACTCGAGAACGAACGCTTAAGAAAGTTGTACCTTGAAGACGAGAATCAAGATCGCTACAATTTGTTATTGCTGGGCGAGAAAGGAGTAGGTAAGACGTACCTAGCACGTACTGCACGTCTGCCAGTGTATATTGATTCTTTCGATCCTGGCGGCACACTGTGCTTACGCGAAGCTAAGAAGAAAGGTGATATTCTCGCTGAAACTAAGTACGAGAAAGAAGATCCACTCAAACCTACTATGTTCGAGCAGTGGACTCGAGACTTTGAAGAGAAGGTGCGAGCAAAGTACTTCGATAACTTCGGTACATATGTACTTGATTCAAGTACGGTATGGGCCGAGAACATAATGAACCTCATCCTAGCGAAGGATGGACGCGCCGGCACTGCACCACTCTTCACAAAAGATTACGTACCACAAAAGGTACTTATTCATAACTGGCTAAAGAAGGTACTGGCACTTCCCTGTGATGTTATCGTTACAGGTCACCTAGAGCCAATGAAGGATGATGTGTTAGGCAGTATAGAGTACCGATATTCCACCACTGGTAAAGGCACGGTCATCATACCGCTGCAGTTTACTGAGGTGTGGGTAGCAGATACAACACAATCCTCGAAAGGAATTGAGTATAGAATAATCACGCAACGAACTGGTAGGTACATGGCAAGTAGTCGCCTGTCTGCTGGCAAGCTCGATACTTACGAGCCGCCAGATATTAAGGCAATACTCAAGAAATGTGGTATGGACATCAAAGATAAGCCGTCGCTGTTCGGGAGTAAGTAATGCCTCGCAAACGTAGTGCAAAACCAACTGACCAGGACTTCCTATGACTGAGAAGCGATTATTTCTCTTTCTGAAAAAAGTGAGTATCAATAAACTTACTGAGTGCTGGGAGTGGACGGGAGCAACAAATGGAACTGGATATCCATTACTGTGGGATAATAGTTCTGGGAAATCCAGGTTGCATTATGCTCATAGACTATCCTATGAACACTACGTTGGAGAAATAACTGCTAATAATCAGGTAGATCATATCTGCTCAGTTAAACACTGCGTTAATCCAGATCATTTACAGCAGGTAAATGGAGCAGATAACCAATCACGTGCATCTATTAGAAAGGAGAACTATAACAGCGCCAAAACACACTGCAAAAATGGTCACGAATTTACAGAGGAGAATATAATATACTCTAAATGGTGCGGTCGAAATGGAGTACAACGCAAGTGCCGAAAGTGTCGAAAGGAAATGTTAACAAGGAATAAGAGTAATGCCACGGAAGAGAAGTGCTAAACCCACAGACGATGATTTTCGTTGGGATTCAAGTAAGCCTCCATTGCTTATGGAGAAAACTGCCGAAGAAACCAGAGTAATTAAACCGAACCACTTTTCTGAAGGAAAAGTCATGCCTATTATTGATTTCTCAGACATGGGACTAGACGATCTGCCAGAACTGAAGATACTGCCCGCCGGCACTGAGGCGAAACTGAGGATACTTGACGTTAGCATCAAGCCAGATCGTAATGGTGATGAGATGCTACAGATACGGTTGGATGTAGCTGATGAACCTAACGTGAAGGAAGTGTACTGGCAATGCCACTTCCCTAAGGCGAGTATGAATGACAAGAGAGTGTTCATGCTGAAACAGTTTCTTAGTGGATTCTGCGAAGCATTTGAGATCGACAAGACAGCAGCAAATGATACTAATGATTGGGTCGGTAAGGAAGGCTGGGCGATACTAGGAGTAAGAAGTGATCCTAAATATGGTGACTCGAATGAGGTTACTCGGTGGGTAAGAGGTCAGTAAGTTAGCTTTGAGGAGGAGGCTGCGGCTTCCTCCTTTAAGGAGCGCGGCTACTATGCGACGCATAACCTTTGAGGTAACTGATGAACAGTATTGTAAGCTGAAGGATCATCTAGAGTACGGGCTAATGAAACGCTTCTTTGGTGCACTCGTAGACGACACAGTCGTCATGCTAGATGAGTTTGGTGACTTGTTTATAATAGCGGTGCTATCAAAGCGGGTGAGTTACCGGCAGATAATGGAGGATAAAAATGCTTTGGTTAAAAGTCAACCGTAACGCACAACCGAAGCACAACGTGCGCTGCCTGCCACCAGCTGCTCTCTGTACTACCAGCGCGGTCGTTTTTCTTCCGAAGGGTGGCGCCTTTTCCCTGCGCGAAGGGAGTGTTTGTCAAGGCACTGCCTCCAGCGAAGCGGCCTTGACAAGCAAACGACCGAAGTGCTATAATCACTAGCCACCTTGAGGAAAGGAACGAGCTGTAATTATGGCGAACATAGATGACCTATCCATTCCAAGCCTCGAATCTCAAGGATTGCAATTAATTCTCACCATACGTGAGCGTAGACGATTCACGCCTGAGAAAGTACGCGAGAAGAAACTCCCGTCAGAAGCTATGCTCAATAAACTGAGCGATAAACAGCTCGCTGATCTATACTACACTCTAGCAGCCAAGATGCAAAAGGAGTTACTGTGAAACTAGGAATCCTGCGTGTTGTTCCGATGTCTCAAATTGAAGTTGATCTAGATGCACGTGGGCGTCAGGCTTATGGTATTATACCTGAACTTGCAGCGTCCATACAGAAGCATGGACTAATTCACCCCATTGCAGTGTACTCAGTAAATGGTGAGCCACCATATAAACTTGTTGCTGGTGGGCGTCGATTTATGGCTTGCACTGCACTGAAATGGGAAGAGATTAGTTGCCGCATATATGACACGCCAATGACCGAGCTGGAATTGAAGGCAGTTGAATTATTCGAGAATCTTGACCGTATGAATTTGAACTATGATGAAGAAGTGAAGATGAAAGAGAAGCTTCATCTAACACTGGTTGAAATTCACGGTAGGAAAATAGCAAAGACTGCAGATGCACCTGGACACTCAATACGTGATACGGCACGAACACTTGGTGTTAGTCATGCTACAGTCATACAGGATATGAAACTCGCTGAAGCAATGCGCATTCTGCCTGAACTTGAATTGGATAAGGAGAAAAATAAGTCAGCTG